GGCATAGAAAAGAGACTGATGGCTGTAGTGCCGTTAGCACACCCAGCACTACTACCAGCTCCACTAACAAGGAGCGAGATGAAAAGACGTATGTTGCCCCGCCACTTCGTAGCGGTGCGCAATCACCCAATACTGGATATTCCCGAAGAGTACCTAAGACCACTAAACGAGATGTCGTCGGAGTGGACAGAGGAACTACTAAGGATAGCCACCCAGTTAAAGGTGCAGGACCCAACAATGCCGTGGGGCCATCATCTAACGGCGTCGAGCTTCAAGGACAGCACAGCAATAATAAAGCTAGTGGAGACCTCCTTCACCTCAAGAGCAACTGCAAGCACCCAGATCACCCTGCCGGGCCCAAGTGCTTCAGAATCTCTGACCGAGTCCAGTCTTGTGTCACGAGACAGCAAATTCTTGAAAGCAGATCCAACAATTCACTTCGTAAGACCTTCGGAGCAAAATGGAGGAACATTATCGACCGACCCTACAATAAACGTCAAAACACTAGATGCCAGCGTAAAGGAGTTTCTAACTCTGCCGGAAAATCAGTGGCTAGTCCCAACCAACCCCATACCGTTCAAGGAGTGGGTAAGTCGGTTCAAGGACCACAGGCAAGAGGAGCTAACCCTCGCCCAGTCAGAAGTGACTGGAGAAGGAATTCTAAAGAAGGACAGTCTACTAAAAAGTTTTATAAAGGTAGAAACTTCAACAACCGCAACGGACCCAAGAAACATCAGTCCAAGAAGCGATAAATTCCTTTCAATCTTAGGCCCTTACGTGGCGGCGATTGAGAAACTAGCTAAGCAATGCCCATACCTTGTCAAGGGACTCACTCCACAAGAGAGAGGACCACTAATGGCAGAGTCTTGGAGGGGCGCGATTGTCGAAACTGACTTTAGTCGTTTTGACATGACCGTATCCCGCGATATGATCGTGCATGTCGAGCGCGCGTTGTTTAGGGCAGCCTTCCCTGAAGGTCTCCACCCTGAACTTGACTTGATTCTTCCGATGTTGGAAACCATGACTGGTTTTACTGACTTAGGGGTATCATACTCAGTGGACGGCACCAGAGCTTCTGGTGACGCACACACGTCTATTGCTAATGGTTTCTTAAATCGTTTCATCATCTGGTCATGCCTCCGAAAGCAGGACCCCAAGACATGGTCATCCTTTCACGAAGGTGACGATGGTTTCATCAACTGTAATATTGATGCCGTCGATGATGTTGTTGCAAACTTAAACTTTGCACAGTTCCTAGGATTTAAACTCAAAGTCGTAGTTCCCCCCATCCCAGAAGTTGCAAACTTCTGCGGGAGATCTATTTGTTCAGGTTGTCACAGAGAGTTTTGTGACTTGCCTAGATCTTTTTCAAAGTTCCACATCACTGTCAAACAGGGTGACTTACGTTGCCTAGCTTTGGCCAAAGCTTATTCATACCTCTCAACTGATCCTCATACCCCAATGATGTCAGTTTTGTGTCAAGCTCTTATTGATCATCTCCAGCCCTTACTCTCATCAGGTAAGCAAAGGAGAGTTAATAAACAGTTTCGACGTTACGAAATCGCCAAGATTATCGCAGGTAAGAAGACCAGGAGTTTACCAATTCTCCCTTGTTGCCGGGCAGCTGTCAGTTTACAAACTGGGTGGTCGCCTAGCCTTCAGGTCGCTTTTGAGGACCAAGTGTCTCAGTGGGCTAACGGTGTTACATACATAGACCCCATTGCTGTTGACGATTATCAAGTCGATGGCAAAGGAGCTGTGTTCTACTAAGCGTAATCCCGATTTGGTCTCCGGGTAGTATTGCCAGACCGCTGTCATGATCGTCTAGATTGAAAATAGAAAACAATGACAGGTAACAACCGTAATACTCAAGCAGGCAAGAAAGGCCATGCCAAGAGACAAAACAAGAAAAAGAACAGCAGCCAGAACAACAATATGCGCAATAAAGCGTCTACTAACGTTGGCCAAGTTGTCCAAATGTCCACCATGTTATCCCTCATGCAGGCTAACGCGAACCATCGTCCAATCAACAACAAGGTTGTCACTCTCACTGGGAGCGACTTCCTTGGGAGGGTATCCGCCACTGCATCGCCTAACACGGTGTTTAAAGCGATTCGCAAAACTTTTCCTATTTCACCTAGTGCCTATCCCGGTACAAGGATTACTCAGCTTGCTGAGTTATGGGAAAGGTACCGCTTTAAGAAATTCGCCATAAGATACGTTCCTTCCGTGCCAAATACCTTGGCATGCCAGTTCCTACTGTACCAAGACACTGATCCCTTAGATGACCCTAGCCTCAGCCCCGATGTTGATGCTCTCGTTAGACAAGGAGTCACGCAAACTGGGTCTCAACAATGGAACTTCAACACAAGCAAGGTCATTAACTTGGCCAAGCGTGCTGACAAAGAGCTCTACTACACAGGGCTCGTCAAGCAGAACGAACGTTTCAACTATCAAGGTACTGCCTATCTCGTGCAAGTCACTGACGCAATCGACTTCAACGGTTCCAAAATAACCGATGATCTTGACTGTGGCTCGTTGTACATAGATTGGGAGTGCGAATTTCAGACTGCTCAAGTAAACCCTGAGGTGATTGCTCAACGGCAACCAATCTCACCCATTGACTTGAACATTACATCAACTGAACAAACCTTCAACGTACCAGTAGGCTACAAAGGAGTTCTCGTGCCAGACTTATACAACATCAGTGCCACCGACAGCAGCAAGGCTTACTCTTCCTCGCTGTACGTCGACGACATTGAGACCGTTTACATCAGTGGCGCAGGCGACGGAGTATCGTCCGCCTCTTTCCGTGCTCCGCAGGACCTCACAGTCCTCCTAGCTGGTGACCACACCTACTACTCTACAGCCAACAATGCCAGTATAGACTTCGCTGAAGCACGTCTATTCTTCATCCCCCTCTAGGTATTCTCCAAGAATCCGAACCCGGGGATTTGGAACGGCCACCATAAGTCCGTCTCCTTCTTCACTGACGGCATTGAAGGTCCTTGGTAGTAGTGAGCTGAATGCCTCCTTACCGCATATTGAATGACTTTATCAATTAAACACTGCCCTCTAACCGAAATCCTAGGTTAGTTGTATCCAGGTAGAGCGGGGC